GCCATTAATAAACTTAACCAAAGATGATTTTGCAAACGCTCCACATCCAATATTGTAACAAAGACAAAATAAAGCATCAAATTCGTTCTGTTTAAGCGGTCTAATAACATATCTCTTAATACAAGCACTGTAAGTATCGGATGTGTCCATAAATAGCTTATAAGCCTCCTCTTGTGTTATCTTATCGCCTTTCTTTACAGGTTGTCCGTTAGCATATTTTGTGCTTCCTATGCCAATGGTCCAAACTGCTGCACTGCACTGATAAGCATCTAACTTTAAGCCCTCAAACTCAACTAATAACTTTAATCCTTCTTCACTTATTTGTGCCATAAAAAGTCTTTAATAAAAGTTACTCCTGTAATCGTAAGTATAAAAGCACCAATTCTTATTGCCCAATTTATGCCTGTGTTATAGTCTCGCACCTCTTGAACGCTTTTTTCAGTTTCTTCTAAAGATTCTTCTATATTTTCTAACCTTTGTAAAATTCCATTCCTATTTAACTTCGAGCCTGTTATAGCTTGGCTAATCATTTCCACATTAATAGACAATGTTTTTAATTGGTCATTTATTTCTTTTAACTCATTCATTACTCATTTTCGCCTTCTTGTGAATTACTTGTTGTACTTCCTGGCGTTCCTTGACCTGCATTCATATCATCATCAGTAGTATTCCAAGACCTAAAACCTGTTTCTAATTTATCAGTTTGGCTTTGGTGAGTTGTTATATTTGTTTTATTGTTTACATAGTCAAAAGATGCTTCGTGCATAAAGTGTAACCCTTGTGCTAAAGCAATATTAAATACTTGACCAAAAGATATATTTTTACCGTATACATTACCTGTAAATTTCTGCCAGGTAGCTTGATAAAAAGATAAAATTGAACGAGTGATACATTCCTGTAATGGTCTTTCAAAATTATTTTCTGATAAAAGTTCCCATTTTCTAAACCAAGTAGTAGAATTTTGGATAAGGTTGAATTCAGGTTCAGTAAATCCAATAAAATCTTCTATAACTTGTGATTCGAAAATATCTCTAACACCACCGTGATATTGACCTTTTTCTATTTTATAACTATTTGAAAATGGCTTAATCATTGTAGAATCGTTTGGAATATTTGTAGCATTATAAACAAATCCTTTTGTATTTTGGTAGTTTTGTGGAATTATGCTAACTTTTATGTCATCTACATAAGTAGTATGAACATCATCTGCATTTTGACTTGTTTGACTTCTTAAAATTAAAGTACCATAATTATTAATTACAAAACCAGTGTCTAAAGAGTTTCTATCGTAAGTTGAAAATACTTTGAATTTTGACCAATTATCAACATCAGTCATTTTAATTTTTATGTTTTCGTTTTCATCCCATTCAGAACTTTGATTTACACTTCTAAAAGTACCATCAGTTCTTAAATATCTTAATGAAGATGGGCCTCCTGGATTAGGAATGCCATCAAGAGATTTAGCAAAAGCAATAGTTATTTCATCTCCTGGGTCGTGCGCACCATCAAAGAAAACAGAACACTCTATTTTAAGAGCAAAATAATTTATAAATTTATTAAAATTTGAAATTCTAAAAACATTATATAAACCTTTAGTAGGGTCAAATGCTATATTAAATGGATGGTTTTCTATAACTGCTAAAATTCTATTATCGTAAGGTCTATTTTGACCTGTTGCATTTAAGAAATTATAACCACCAAAAGAAGTCCAGTTAGTAGGGTCTGCATTTACATTATCATAATCTTTAAAAAATCCGTAATTATTTATTAAGTTTCTTTCGTAGTAAGGATATTTAAATTGAACATTTGTCAATCGTTTATTTAAAGAAACTAATTGGTTTACATCAGACCAAATAACATTACCTTCTTTACCAATACTTGAATATAAGTCAAAAGAATATTCGCTTAAATAAGTACCAAAACTATCATATAATAATCCATTTTGAAACTTTTGTGTAATAGAAACATTATCTAAAAACATAAATCCTATTTCATCTGGATTATCATTTAAAAAATAAACTTCTAATTCGCCACCTGTTGGATAAAAAGTAAATTCATAATAAACCCAATCATTTGTTAAAGTTTGTGTAAATTCTATACTTGCATCTATTTGTACTTTAACAACTGCTTTAGGTAAATTACCATCACTTTTTGCCCAAAAAGAAACAGTATATTCTGCATCTTGAAAAACTATTTGTTGAACTACATAAGAAATATTATCTCCAAATATTTTTGGACATTGACTTCCATTTAAGCCACCTGTTGGACTATTAACTATTGTACCATTTGTACCCCAATATTGATAAATAGGACTACCATCAATTTCAAAACCACCATCTACAACTAAATCATTTACGGCAACATCATTTACACCAATAACATACCAAGTAGCATCTTTATTAGATAAATATAACATACACCCTAAAGATTCCATTAAAGAAGTTAAAAGAAAATAGCAATCCTTTGGCTCAAAAGTTTGCCAATTAACTGCTGAATATTCTGATAATTTTAAGTTAGATGTATTAACAAGAGTTCCATTTAAAATAAATTGACTAAAAAAAGCAACATCTAATTCACTACCAGTCTTTTTTAATAACCTACAAACAAAAGTGCTAATATCTATACCAGCATCAACATTTATATCATTGTATAAAGCATAATAATCTTCTCTTGTATATTTAACATCTTTTAAAACCGCAAGATTATCAGTAGCAGTTAATTGTAAAAAATATTGTTCTTGCCATTCATATTGAATTACATCAGGCAAAAGAAATCCTCTCCATTTCAAAACATCAGTTGTACCATTTGTTTCAAATAGACTTATTTTCCAAGTATATTCATCAGTATCAAAAAAGAAATCAGAAGGCTGAACGGTAGAATTAGTAGGAATAAAACATTTAATATCCGCATAAGAAGAACGAATTGGAGCATAAATATTGTCTTTACTTGCTTTATAATTTAAAACAAAAGGCGAATCTTGCGCTGGAACTAAATCTATTACATCAGGAGTTCTTACCGTAGCTTCTTGTTTTTCAAACTTTACCTTGTAATAAAAATTAGTACCTACCTGGTCTAATCCTTTGAATTGTAAATTATAAAGATGATTATAAAACATTATACTACCCTCGAATTTTTAATTGCTTCGTTATTTAATAATAATCTCATTTTGTCGCCCATTATATCTATTTGATACCCACCTTGTGCAGTTGTATTTGAAGGCATAGCTATTCTTGAGCCTGTACCGCTACCACCTAAAGCAAAAGGATTAAATCCTAAACCACCCATAACTTTAGCAATTTCTCCTATTTTTTGTAAAGCATTACCACCCGAACTTAAACCACCTGTTAAAACGAATAATACTGCTGCTGCTGCAATCGCTGCTGCTAATTTTATCATTAGACTTTTTAAAGCATTTAATATGCCTTGAAACGCATTTTGTCCACCATCAATAATAGTAGTAAACATTTGCTCAAATCCACTTGACAAAGCACCAACTAACATAGTTTGAGCCGTTAAAACTTGATTTGTTCTTTCTAATGCAGCCGCTTTTTCTTCTTCTGTTGGAATATAAATAGCTTGGTATTTTCCATAATGCTCATCAGTTATTTGAAATAATTTTTCGCTTGCAGAATTTAACAAATTCATTTCACTTGTATAGTCTGTTATAGCCTGAACAGGATATAAAGAACTTACATCATATTCTACCGCAGCTTGAGCATCCATAGAAGGTAATTTAAACTTAATCCTTTTTGCTAATGCTATTTTAGGTGCTGCTAATTTTGCTGCATCTTCTGCTATTTGAGCATTTTTAGCAGCTAAATCTTTACGCATACCATTTAACTGGATTTGAGCAGCATTACGAATATCTTTATAAGAATTAAAATAAGAAAAATAAACAGCTTGATTGTGAGCGTCTGTTTCAGTTTTCATTGCTCCTTCATAGAACTTAAAATTCGTTTGAATGTATTTTAACTGTTCTTCAAGTTTACCTATATTGTTTATAGTCCCTAATTTAGATAATTCTTTATTGTAATTAGCAACAATATCTCTTTGCTCGGTCATATTAAGACCTTCCATTGCAAACTGTTGCTTTTTAAGGTCTAAATTTATAATCTCATTAAAATAACTTAATGCCTTTTGTAATAAACCTACAAATGTAAATAAAGCACCACTATTAATAGAACCTATTGTAGTTTGTAATTGTGTAAATGAATCTTTAACATTAGAAATTCTACCACCTAAAGTACCCGATATTTTTTCCATTGAACCCGAAACACCTTCAGCAGCACCTAAAGATAAAACATAACCTCTAATTGCTTCAGAAGTATTATCTACTTGTGTTTTAATTCCCTTAAATGTAAATGTAACTTGGTCTCCTACAACTGCTGCCCTTACTCCAAATTCCTTTAAACGCTCAAATTCGCCTGTCTGTGCATCTAAAATTGCTTCAGCTAATTGGTCAAAGGATTTGCCTGTTGAACTCGCTAAATCGCCTAATAATCGCATTTGTGCAATATTAGGTTTAAAGCCTTGATTTGCTAACTTAACAAACGCTCCTGTTAATTCATTTATTTGAAATGGAGTTGTAGCAGCAAATTCTTGTATTTGAGATAATGCTAATTGAGCAGCAGAACTGCTACCTAATGTATTCGATAATACGGCTTCAAATTTTTGAAACTCTGATGTGGCATCTATAACACCCTTACCAAAATTAACAATAGAACCGACTGCAAAAGCACCTGCAACAATACCACCAACTTTAGAAGCAGTAGAACCTATTGCATCAAAGTCTTTTTCAGTATTTTTAGCAGTTTTATTAACATTGGTATTGAATTTACCTATCTCTTTAGATGCGTTATCTAAACCTGTTTTAAGCCCTTGTATTTGTGCTGATAACTCAACTATTAATTTCTCGTTTGCCATCTTTTAACTTCTTTAAGATTTCTTGTTTTTCTTCATTTGATGTTAATTTCTTTGGCACTCTATTTATTATAGCAAACTTATCAGTCCATAGTGGCATTATTTCTTTAGGCTTCTTCATATCACTTTTTTTAGATACATTAACATTATTAATATAACTTAAAGTTGCTCGTGTATGCTCCCACTCATTAGCCTGTCTTTTGAAGAAATTAAATAGTAACCTTTGATAATTTGCCCAAGTCATATCTTCAAACTCATCAGGCATTAAACCAACTTCGCCAATAGCAAAGTCGATTATATCATCCCAAGTTACTTTTTTTTTGAACCTTCTTCGCCACTTGACATAGCTTTAAATCCATTTTGGATGTACTCGCTACTTTGTAACGAATGTGTCCAAGCATCAATAATTGTTTGAATGTTAGATAAATCCATATCATCAATCCAATTAGTAACATCATCTAAAGAAACATCAAATGTTCTTTTAC